GCATAAAATTATTCATGTCAATGTAAATGAAGTTACTTGTGCTATCGCAACTAACTTTATTATAAATATTATCATAAGGAATTATGAACTCTTCTGTGTACGCATCTCGAATTGCATAATATGTCGTTTCCGGTAAACGCTTTACGGTTTGCATTGGATATAAATTTGTCGGCGATTTTCTAGGATAGCGATCACGTCCATATATTCTAACCTTAACAATATCAGTATCTCGATATTCAGCATTCAATTTAGTATACATTGTATATGATTCTAAATCAACTGCATCTAATGTATCATTATACACCGAATTATCAAACATCATTAGCAGTCTAGGAACATATATGGTATTTGTTTCTCGACTGAAAAATCTTATGTATCCTTGCTTGGTTGAATCTGCTTCATCTAAATCTGAAAATTTTAATATAAATCCATTATTTTCTACAGATACCCCTCCGCTGCCAGATATCCAAAGTTTTACTGCTTCGGTAACATTCATGTTAATATCAGTTGGTCGATATGAAAAATCTTCATCTGTTTCTAATCCAGGCTGATAAAACCATGAAGATCCAAATGAAGAAGTATCAAATATTCCAGATCCGCTTTGATACAACCAACTCCCACCTGCACCAGATCCAGAAACATATAAACTAGTTCCAGCAACATTAATTTCTTGTGAACTAGATATCCAATATGATCCTGATTGTACCGGACTTGAATCTAATGACCAAGAAGCAAATGGAAGTGCCCACGTAACACCGTTTTTTGGATTTGGATTATCATTTTGATAACCTGTACCATTTATCCATGGTTGTGCAACTATATTAGCATCAATTGTATACTCTGCTGGTAAATTTTTTGCATCAGTAGTAAACATTTGCAATACAAATTTGCATGAATCTAAATTTACTGAATATTTTGATAATGCATCCGTTATTTCAGATGTATCAAATTTAATTACTGATCTAGATTTTAATAGTACACTTCCGCTAGTTGAAAGTCGTTTTCCGATTTCTAGTACTTCGTCTATACCGGTATTAATATCAGTAGATGATTCATATAAAGTAGCATCACTATTTGCATAGAATATTTTTACCATGAGCGTTCTTTATTATAATTCAGTTCCAAAAGTTTTTACTTTATACCAAATTTTAGCTAGTATAGTGCCATCTCCTAATGTGGGGTTAGTTCCAGCCCATGTGTATATCTGTACTGGTTGATTAATTCCTCCATTATCTGGAACTATATGATAAGGAATGTCTTCTACAGCATTAATTTTTACAGAACTATTTCCATCAAGTAAAATTACTTTGCTTGACGCTGTTGTCAATATTTCTTTATCTATATTACCCATAAACGCTCCGTAAAAGTACAATACAGGATCTGCTAAAGTATATGCAGTAGTATTATGAGTGTACTCTAAATGAATTTTTGGAATATCATAGTATTTATTTGCCCCGGGGGCTGCTAATAATTCTATTCCAGATGAACCCATTGCTAATATTTCAGCGCTAGATGCTGTTACTTCGGTATAAATATAATCATTTTCTAAATATGACGCAGTAGCAGCCGTAGTTGCAAATGACGCACTAGTCGCAAATGATGAACTATCTGCTAATGATGAACTACTAATTACATTTACTAATGAATATGAAGCTGTTGTTGCAAATGAAGCACTGGTTGCGAATGAACTGCTAACAGCATTTAAAACATAGCTAGCAGTTTGTGCTGTAGTTACATAGCTAGCAGTTTGAGCAGTAACCACATAACTTGCAGTGTCTGCAGTACCTGTTAAGTTTCCAATTAAACTTCCTGTAATATTAACTGATCCAGAAATAGATACTGATTCTAATGTATTACCCGTTAATACATCATATAAATCTGATACAAAACTTGCAGATATAAGACCGCCATTAACTATCTGTGATCGATTATCCGATAATACACCCATAATTTCCTTTTTAATATAAATATAGTATCAGTAATTTATACTACTTGTCCTTTAATATCTTGATTAGGATATTTTAATTCGAATATACTAGGATCTAATGAAGGGTAAATAATTCCATTTCTAGTAGCAGTTGTTAAATCATATACATTGCCAGAATATCCTAAATCAGAATCATATAAATTATATAATGATACACTAACAACATTTTGTACGCCTTGAACTTTTCCTAGTAAATTTATTATTTCAGATTTAATAATTGGCTGATTAACTGACCACCGATCGATATTAAAATAGGTTTTTAGATTATCAATACATTTTAATAAAACTTCGTTGCTATTATAATTTGGTAAAACTGATATGCTAAAATTTAATCCAATATTAATAATAAATGCATCTTTTATATTAACTGCATCTGTTAACATTCTATAATAATCTATATATCGTTTTAGATTTTGTTTTATTGCAGAATTTAACGATATCAATTGTTTATTTTCATTATATCCCAATGTATATAAATTTAGTGCCAATGGATTTGCAATCATTCCCTGTTCTTGTTGTTGCTGAGATATTTGGTCATCTGGAACTATATATGCTTTTGCAACACTTCCAAATTTAGACGGCATTGAATAACAACGTATAACATAATCATGATCTGTTACAGATCTGTTTTGTGTAGCAAAATTAGATAGTGCATTATTTCGTATATTTTCTAAACTATCTACATTTTTAGCACCAGTAGCTGGAGTATCATTATTTACACTTATACTTCGTTTAATAAATTGCAATGTACTCTGCGATACTGTACTATTGATATTATTTTGAAAATCTGCAAATTGAACTTTAGTAAGTACATTAGGAGCTACATTTTCAATAACGCCACTTCCAACTGTATATGTAACTGTTAACGTTGTATTAGCTGGAGCCAATCCGTATGTTTGTGTATATAAAAAGTTCGAAGGATCGATATCAATATCAACTGCAGTTTGAAATGCAGTTAATCCATTTCCAACATTTGTAGGATTTGGTATAATTTCTTCATCATTATTACTAGATATACCAGATCCAAATTGCAATTCAGTTTTATTATCAGATCTTAATCTAGTTACATATCTTTTTGCAACTCGTTTCAATCTTAATAAACTAGGAGTAGATGATCTATATTCACTCAATTCAGGATCATTTTCTACAATATTTGGCAATTCATCCATAATAGTTTCTTTTGCTAAATATGGAACTTGGTACCAGTTATCTCCATCGGTTTCTTCTACACTAATAATATCGATTACATTTTTATCAGGTAAAACTATTTTATCAAATGGTATTGCTGAATTAAAAGTAAATGTCGCTGTTTTTACTTTACCAGATACAGCTGTTACTTGTTTTTTCAATAGATAATAAGTTGGTAAACTAGTAGCATCATCAGTTTCATAAACAGAAACTTCAGTTGGATTAATTGAAGATGAAAAATTAAAATCAATATAATTCACAGTCCTAAATTCAATTGATCCAGCTTCATTGCTAACTCGTAATCCTGGCTTAACGTTTAATGCAAAATCATAGTCTGGTCTAACTGCATCTCCGGATCCGATAGCTGGTAGTAATTGATATACATCTAATGTTACATATGCCGGCGAAACATTTTTTGGCTTATATCCTAATGCAGTTGATAATTCTAATAAATTAGCTCTTTCAGATGCTTGAGTTATTAATGACTCTTTTAAGTTTGAATCTATATAATAAGATAATACATCTCCTACATATGCCGATAATTCAATTAACATGGTACCTGGATCAGACTCGTTAAAATCTGTATACGTAGTAGGAAAATACTGTTTAGTAAATTCAATCAGATTAGATCTTAATGTAGAAAAATCTTTTCCTAAATATGATATTTCTTTTTTTACTTCCATTTATATATCCTAATAATATTAAGCAACAGAAACATTATTTCCATCTGATGTAAATTCAATTATATTATCATCATCAAATTCAGTAATTGACCATGTTAATTTAACTTGTACATGATGATTTAAATTTGAATCATCTTCATTAGTTTGAATTTCTAAATCATTAATTATAACATATGGTAACCATTGAGCTATAGATTCAGAAATTGTATTTGCTATTAATTCTTTTATATTTGTTAAATTTGGTTCAAATATTATACGTAATAAATCTGAACCAAAGGTTGGCAGCATTACTCGTTCGCCTTTAGTTGTCAATAATAAATTAATTAAATTAGCACGGGTTTGTTCTATAATAGTATATAACGGCATATTAACTGATTTAAAGTTTATACCTAATCCAGTTTCTAATTTAGTTTCTAAATCTTGATGGTAT